GAGGTTTCAATAATCGGAGCTTCAACTGCATACGCTGGTGGCGGCGGCGGTGGAAATGGTTATTTTTCGGCACTTACTGGAATTGGAGGAACTGGTGGTGGAGGTGATGGCGGTACACAAGGTTCACCCGGAACAAATGGAACTAGCGGAGCAACAAATTCTGGCTCAGGGGGCGGTGGTGCTTGTTTTGGAAGTTCTGGCGCAGGCGGTTCTGGTGTTGTTATTTTGAGAGTACCTACTGCTGGTTATTCTGATACTACAACCGGAAGTCCAACTATAACAACAGATGGCAGCGATACAATATTAACATACACAGGAAGTGGAACATATACAGCATAGATATGGCAACAACTAAAGTAGGCGGAGGAGTAGTAGATTTAAATTCAGACAATACAGCATTTCAAATGCCAGTAGGGTCAAGTTCGTTTACAGGAACTCCTGTGGCTGGTATGATTAGAAACAATAGTTCTTTATCAAATAATAACGCCACAACTGTTTTTGAATATTATGATGGAACGCAGTGGGTCGGGATGGCTACTGATGTTTTACCTTTAGCGGACTTTTTAGTTTTAGCTGGAGGTGGGTCTGGCGGTCATTTAAGCGGCAGCTATGTAAACACTGCTTCTGGAGGAGGAGGTGGAGCTGGAGGTTTAAGAACCTCTTACGGACTTACTAGCGGCGGTAATGGCGCACTTGAAAGTAAAATACTTCTTTCGGCAGGAGCAAGTTATACAATAACTATTGGAGGTGGCGGAAGTTCATCCACCTCAAGTTCAAATAACGGAGATGATTCTTCAATATCTGCTTCCGGTTTTACCACAATTACTTCAATTGGCGGCGGAGCAGGAGGCTCAAGAGGTGGTAATGCTGCACAAAACGGAGGTTCTGGTGGCGGTGAAGCAAGTTATCAAAATTCACAAGGTCTTGGAACTGCCGGTCAAGGTTACAATGGTTCAACATATAGCGCTCTCCCTGGTCCTTCTACAGGAGGAGGAGGCGCAGGAGGCGCAGGAGGGGTATCTTCAATGCCGCCTTCTCCGGGTGGTGATTGTATGAGCATAGCAATTACTGGTACAAATGTAAATTATGGAGCTGGTGGTAATAGTGGACATAATACAACTGGAAGCCCGGCTTATTATCAAAGAAATGTTATTTGTGGAATTGGTGGGGGTATTTTTGGAGGTTCTATTTCACAAGATGGTGGTGATGCTTCACCCGCAAATCGTGGTTCTGGTGGTGGTGGTTGTGCATCAAACTCTTCCGGCGGCGGTTGGAGAGGTGGGAATGGTTCAAGCGGTGTTGTGATATTAAGAATGCCTACAAACCTATATTCCGGCACAACAACAGGCTCGCCTACAGTCAGTACTGATGGCATCGATACAATATTAACTTATACCGGAAGCGGTACTTATACACATTAATAAATAAATTATGGCACATTTTGCAAAATTAGATTCAAATAACGTAGTAGAGCAAGTCATTGTTGTAAACAATGCAGTATTACTAGATTCAGAAGGAAATGAAAGTGAACAACTAGGTATTGACTTTTGTAAAAGTTTGTACGGACAAACCACCAATTGGGTGCAAACTTCATACAATGGAAATACACGAAAACAGTACGCTGGAATTGGAATGAGTTATGACGCATTAAATAATGTTTTTATAACTGAACAACCTTTTCCATCTTGGACATTAGATGAGAATTTTGATTGGCAAGCGCCAGTAGCATTACCAGACTCTATAAAACCTTATGAGTGGAATGAAGACACTCAATCTTGGGATTTATTACCGCCTCCTTCACAACCTTTCGATTCATGGACTTGGAGCGAAGAGTCTTATACTTGGCAGCCACCAGTTGATTATCCTTCTGATTATGATACTGTAGCTTACGAATGGAATGAAGATAACCAAACTTGGGATTTAGTAACTGCATAAAAAATAAAACATGGCTACTACCTCTATATCAAGCTCAGACTTTTTAGGTTTTAATGATAATACCGGAGCTGTTCAGTTGACATCTGGCACAACAGCCGAAAGACCTGGCTCGCCTTCTAACGGAGAGATGAGATACAACACTACTGATAATAAGGTAGAATATTATGATGGTGCTAATTGGATTCAGCTTTATGATTTAGGCCCCCCTTATAGTACGTCATATCTTGTTGTCTCTGGCGGTGGAGGCGGAGGAACGGGTTATGGTGCTGCCGGTGCCGGTGCCGGTGGTTTGCGTACATCGTACGGTTCAACTTCTGGCGGCAATTCATCCGCAGAAACACCATTACAATTTTCAAGCGGAACAACTTATACGATTACCGTCGGTGCCGGTGGTGCTAGTCCTTCATCAGGTGCAGGTTCAAGTGGTGATGATTCATTAATTTCCGGTTCTGATATAACCACAATTACAAGTCTTGGTGGTTCTGGAGGGGGTATGAACTCAGTAGTACCAACCGGAGGTTCTGGTGGTGGTTTAGGCGTAGGAACTCAAAAATCCGGTGGTTGGGGTGCATTAGGAACTCCCGGGCAAGGTTCTAACGGTGGTGATGGTGCAGGTGGAGGCGGAGTAGTCGCTTCTGGTGGTGGAGGTGGTGCTTCGGCTGCCGGTCAAGATGGAATCAGAAATTCCAAGGCAGGTGATGGAGGTGATGGATTAGCGGTTTCAATTACCGGTTCTTCAGTTACATACGCAGGTGGTGGTGGTGGTTCATCGCAGACTTCAAGTGTAAGGGCATCTGGTGGTGCTGGAGGAGGCGGACAAGGTGCAACGTATAGTTATAATACTTCTAACCCCACAGGCGTTTCAAACACCGGAGGTGGTGGTGGTGGTGGAAACAGTAACGGCGCAACGCCCGGAGGAACTGGAGGTTCTGGAGTAGTTATATTAAGAATGTTAACCTCAAAATATTCCGGCACAACTACAGGAAGTCCTACAGTAACTACGGATGGAACTGATACAATTTTAACTTATAATGGAAGTGGAACATATACAGGATAATGAATTTTAACGATATAAAAATACTCGGTATAAATAGTTTAGCTTTAGGAATTTCTATGACTCATATAGACGTAGTACTAAAAATTTTATTACTTTTAGTATCAATTGGATACACAGTCCATAAATGGTACTTAATGTATGGAAAGAATAAGTGAACATATATCGTATAAAGAAGGTATTAAATCTAATACCGCAACCCGTTTAGGAATTAAAAACACACCTGATGATTACCAAATTACTAATATGGTAAACATTGGCGTTAATGTTTTCGAGCCTCTTAGAAAATATGTAGGTGGCCCTATAAGAATCAACAGTTTTTACAGATGTGAAGAATTGAACCGAGCTATCGGTGGAAGTTCACGCTCGCAACATTGTGAGGGTCGAGCGATTGACCTAGATGATACACTTGGTCATAAAACAAATGCTGAGATGTACCAATACATAAAAGATAATTTAAGCTTTGACCAACTCATATGGGAGTTTGGTGACGACACTAATCCAGATTGGATTCATGTAAGCTATGTCCACTCAGATGAAAACAGAAAGCGCTGCCTAAGAGCAGAGCGAACAAATGGTAAAACTACATATCGAGTGATATGAGTAAAGAAAAAAAACCGTTTAAAGAAACAGGTGTGGGAAGGTTTCTCATTGAGAAAGCGCCTTCAATACTAGGTATTGTTGGTGATGCTATACTTCCGGGCAATGTTATCTCAGAGCTTATCAGCGGAAACAACGAGCTTAGTGAAGGAGACAAAAGAATAGCTCTTGAAAAACTTAGACTCGAGCGCGCTGAAATAGATGGTGTTACTAGACGTTGGGTTGCAGACTCTGGAAGCCAGAGCTGGCTTGCTAGAAATGTAAGGCCGCTAACTCTAGTGGTGTTAGTACTTGCTTATGTTGGGGGATGGTATATGGGATTAGACACCTCAGATACAGCCTCTCTTTTGACATGGGTCCTTTGCGGATATTTCGGAGCGAGAACGGCAGATAAGATAGGAGTAAAACTTCCAGGTAAATAATTCATATATTTGTATTAATAAATTTAATACAATGCATATTAGAAAAATATCAATAGGTCCGGACTATAAGTCTAGTGCAATGCACTATATTGTAGGGCAAGAAATACTTGGGGGTTCACACAGCATTCATTTAATAAAAGAAGACGAGCATAAAGGTTCAATAAAAATATGGATTCAAAAAGCAGATGAAGTGTTTTTATGGAAAGAGTTTAATTCAACTATGCCTATTTCTGTGGAATATAATATAAACTTTTAATGAGGTCACCTTTTTATTTTATAGTAAAACCCACAAAGGGTAAGAGATATAATAACTCAAAAGAAATAGGAGGTGTAGATTTTATAACTAGTACCTCAGAAGAAAACCATATAGCTTCTAATAGAGAAGCTATTGTTGTTTCTACTCCTTTAGGATACGAAGGAGATATAGAGCCAGGAGATACTCTTTTAGTGCACCATAATGTTTTTAAGTTTTATAATGACATGAAGGGTCGGCAGAAAAGCGGCAAAAGTTTTTTCATGGATGATTTGTTTTTTATAGACAATCAGCAGTTTTATATGTATAATAAAAACAATAAGTGGCATTGCCATGATAAGTATTGTTTTGTAGAGCCAGTGCCAGTTACTGAATCTTATATACATAAGCCTTTTGCTGAAGAGCCCCTTATGGGTAAAATGAAATATATAAATAAAACATTACAAGAGCGTGGTATAAAAGAAGGCGACCTAGTTACCTTTAGACCAGATACTGAATATGAATTTAATGTAGATGGTCAAAAGTTGTATCGAATGTTTGATAATCACATTACAATGGTTCTGTGAAATATTCAATTAAATGCAGTAAAAGAAAATGAACTCAGAAGAACTAAAGAAACAGATAATTCAAGCTGGTAGAAAAGCTGTTGAACAGCTTATTAAAGTTGCTAAGGAAGATATTATTAAGCACGACCCAGAAGATGAATTAGCAGCAGACAGATTAAAAAACGCAGCTGCCACAAAAAAGTTAGCCATCTTTGATGCTTTTGACATACTAAATAAGATAGACCAGGAGCAGGAGAATATAAACTTATCACATAACACAGATACTAAAGTTGAAACAAAACAAGGATTTGCAGAAAGACGCTCAAGGTAGCATCTATAAGGTTTTAGAGGGATACATACCTAAAGGTGTTTTGGCTAATAAAAATAGAGCTAAGACTTGGGAGTATGGATATAACGACAAGTATGACTTTGTTTGTATTTCTAAAAATGGTACGCTCGGAGATATTGTAGAAATATCAGGTCTTAAAGTAGGTTTACCTGTACTTCCTAAGGATTGTTTCTCAAGGTCTAAGAATATATCAGAGCAATATTGGGAAAGACAAGAACTCCCAAAGGAGCTGTCAAGAATATATTCTATATTTCAATGGAACGAAATGCCTACTCCTTTTAAATCAAGATGGGTAGATTATATAGAGTCTGAATTTGACAATAGGGAAGAAGGGCATTGGTTTATGAATAATGGAAAACCAACTTACATTACTGGCTCACATTATATGTATCTACAATGGTCAGCAATTGATGTAGGTTATCCAGATTATAGAGAGGCTAACAGAATATTTTATATTTTTTGGGAAGCGTGTAAAGCAGATAAGCGAGCCTTTGGTATGATATATTTAAAGATTAGACGTTCAGGGTTTTCATTTATGGGTTCTTCAGAGTGTGTAAACGCAGGTACATTAGCAAAAGATTCTAGGGTAGGCATATTATCAAAAACTGGAGCGGATTCTAAAAAGATGTTTACCGATAAGGTAGTTCCTATATCTAATAGACTTCCGTTCTTTTTTAAACCCATACAGGATGGTATGGATAAACCAAAGACTGAACTAGCCTTTAGGATACCTGCATCTAAGATTACAAAGAAAAATATGTACGATAGTGTTAATGAAGAGCTTACGGGTCTTGACACCACTATTGACTGGAAAAATACAGATGACAACTCCTATGATGGTGAAAAACTTATGCTGTTAGTCCATGATGAAAGTGGTAAGTGGATAAAGCCAAATAATATACTCAACAACTGGAGAGTCACCAAGACTTGTTTGAGGTTAGGTAGTAAGATAATAGGTAAGTGTTTGATGGGCTCTACTTCAAATGCTCTTGATAAAGGCGGTAGTAATTTTAAAAAGCTCTATGAAGATTCTGATGTAAACAAAAGAAACGCTAACGGACAAACTAAAAGCGGCATGTATTCTTTGTTTATTCCTATGGAAATGAACATGGAAGGATTTATAGATGTGTATGGGCAGCCAGTTCTTATAGCTCCTAAAGAAAAACGAAAGGGTGTTGATGGAGAATGGATTACTAACGGAGCTATAGACTATTGGCAGGCTGAAGTAGATTCTTTAAAATCAGATGCGGATGCACTGAACGAATTTTACAGACAGTTTCCTAGAACAGAGTCACACGCATTTAGAGATGAGAGTAAGTCTTCTCTTTTTAATCTTACAAAGATATATCAACAGATAGACTATAACGATTCTTTAATACTAGAACACCACTTAACAAGAGGGAACTTTTATTGGCAGAATGGAATTAAAGATACTAAGGTGGCTTTTAGTCCTGACAAGAGAGGTAGGTTTTTAATTAGCTGGACACCATCAAAGGGATTGCAAAATAATGTTATTGATAGGAGAGGCATTAAGTTTCCAGGCAATGACCATATGGGAGCGTTTGGATGTGACTCTTATGATATATCTGGAACTGTAGGCGGTGGAGGTTCTAATGGAGCTTTACATGGAATGACTAAGTTTAGTATGGAGGAAGCTCCTGCTAATGAGTTTTTCTTAGAGTATGTAGCTAGGCCGCAAACAGCTGAGATATTTTTTGAAGAAGTATTGATGGCTTGTGTGTTTTATGGTATGCCAATATTAGTGGAGAATAACAAGCCTAGATTACTGTATCATTTTAAGAACAGAGGATATAGAGGTTTTTCCATGAACAGACCTGATAAGCATATGTCCAAGCTATCAAAAACAGAGAAAGAGCTAGGAGGTATACCTAATAGTTCTGAGGATGTAAAGCAGTCTCACGCTGCTGCAATTGAATCTTACATAGAAAAAAATGTAGGTATAGATTTTGAAGGACAATTTAGGGAATCTGGAGATATGGGTAATATGTTGTTTACAAGGACTTTAGAAGACTGGGCAAAGTTTGATATAAATAATAGAACTAAATTTGATGCAAG